GGTGCCGGAGGTGGGACTTGAACCCACACGACTATTCATCGCTTGATTTTGAGTCTTTTCAATACAGTTTTAAGAACGGCTTTATTATCAAAACATGGCTTAAAATAGACATCCTTTATTATGCGAAATTTACCATATCTTCTTATATTTTTGTTTAGTGTGTTGTCAAAATGTTGTCAATAGTTAGTCGTTAATTCGTTGTATTTTCATTCAATGTTTAGTATAAGACTGGTGCATAAAATTTTGTACAAGATGGACGCCGGTTAATTATAACTTTACACTAAAAGCCACGAGACCTCCCCCGTGGCTTTTAGTGTAAAACTATTTTATTCATCTTTTTTCTCTTCTTTTTCTTGTTGCTCTTCAGGCTTAGAATCTATGTCAGAGAATATATCGCATATTGTACTCCACATATATATACACCGCCTTCCTTAAAACTATTTAGGATACTATTATATTAACATGATACCTATATCACGTAAAGCTATATTTTAGGATTTTTATTTCTCAGTTTATCCAAAATCGCTTCTTGTTCAACTTCTTTTTTTACTTCCTTACTTGCCCATAAAACATATAAATCTCTTATATGTGTATAATATTTTTTTGAATAGTCTGACCGTGTATTCGAATAACATATTATCGGAAATAACAGTCTAACATAAGCTAAAAACGTTTGATGTAATGATTCATAAACGACTTCTGACTCGGCCAAATTTGAATTAAAAAACATCGAAAAATATTCTAAATCGTTCGCAGCTACATTTAACTCTTCAAGTATAAATTCACAAATACGTTTTTTATACTGCCCCAATAAGACCTCTTTGTTTTTGTTTTCCGAAACTAATTTTTCATATCTATCATATTCTGAAAATGCGGCACACATAGAAATACCTGTAAATTCAGCATGTAGTAAGATAATTATTTCGATAGGTTCATTGTATATTTTCTTTAATTCATCTTTAAATTGACTCGGATCTACGAACTGTATACACTCCTCTTTGTCAAAATTTTTGATGCTAGGTTTGATTCTTTGGACTTTATCCATTAAGCCACACAAATCATACAGCATCTGTATCTTGGGCATTTTAGGAAGTATTTTGGATGTATAAAATTTGGTTAATTCAAATGACTTGCTAAATTCTTCTTTTTTATTTCTTTTTTTATAGTCATTAAATAATAACCGTGCCTGTACTGCCACAAATAAGGTTGAAACAATAACCGCTACACTAGATAAACTGGATAAGACATCTTTATTATTTAATAAAAAATCAAACAGCCATTCCATTGCTGATTCTCCTATCAAACCTTTTTTGTGTTATTTATTATAATTAATTTCTTATTATCACACAATTGCTTTTTTTACATACCACTAACTGAATTTATCATTTTTTTCGAACTTATTACTATAAAATATTTCGATTTTCTTTACATTTAACTCTTCCTGAAGCATAAGCAAAAGGCCTCCCAGAATATACTGGAAGGCCTTATCGGGTTAACTATGGCAATTTCATCTAATCCTTTTTGGGATCTAAATATTTTAATAACTGTAACAAGGTCTGATGTTCAAATCCCCGTTCGTCGCCATCTAATTCCCGCTCACCAAATACAACAAATCCGTTGCGCTCGTAGAAATCACAAAGCTTGGGAATAGGCTCGCATTCAAGATATACAAACCTACCGCCCATATCTAATTGAACTTCTTTAATTCGGCTACAAGCAAGTTCTAATAGCTCATCGCCAGTTATTAATGAGGGGTAATTGTAATTTTTCCCTAGTTGTCCAATTAAAGGGACCGATATAAAGTATTGCTTTAAATCATCGTCGTATTGCCCAAATCGTGAAATACGGCGTCTCATTTTCCCTGATATAGCCTTACTCTTTGCTTTTATAGTAAAAAATTTATTGCCGGACAACGCGAAATATCCGGCAATTTTATCTTCATTTTGAAATGAAGCGATAACTAAATGAGTTTTGGCGATTCCCTGTTTAGAAAATTCTATCGCTTTATTATATAAAAAATCTTCTACATCCTTATTTAATGGCGATATAAAGTCACGAAGATATTGCTTTGTTTCTGACTCCCCTAATTGCTCAACAATGAAATCAAGTCTGACAATCTTATAGCCTTGACTCATTTATTAAACATCTTTCTTACGTCTTCTCTTGTAGCAACAGAATAACTTCGCGAAAAAGTGACTTCTTGTTGTTTCTTTTTAGACGCACATTCCAAGGCTCTTACCAACGCATTGCAGTCCTTTTGGTTTCTTATTGTAATATTCTTTAAAAAACTTTTTGTTGCCATGGTGTAATCGCCTCTCTCAAACCTCTGCCTCAAAGCTAGAATAATTTAACAAAAATTCTATCTATGGATACATTATAGACTTTTGGCATTTCGCAAGTCAATTCGATTTATTTATATATCTTAACATATCTCCATATATCTGCATATATTTATCGCTCAGATAAAAAAAGGCCTCCCAGAATATACTGGAAGGCCTTTTGCTTATTTCTTACTCAACTCGGTAAGTCCGTCTTGAATTGTCTGTATGATGTTGTCTATCGCAGAATTAATCACTCGCAGATAAATCCGATTACGAATCTTCACCCATACGGATTGAGTCGTTTCTATTTCTGCCTGTAACGGTGCTGTAATCGTCTTAAGCTGTTCTGCAACAAGCGGCCGCAAATCATCGGCAGATAACGCCGCTAACGTAGCCGTTGCCTGATCTTTGGCCGCCTGTGCGGCTTCCTTAGCAAGAATGTTCAAGATTTGTTTTTTGTCCATAATTATCGCTCCTTATAATACATTAAATATTTTTTAACCCGCCATAAGCTCTGTACCAGTTAGCATTTCCTCTTAACTGATTGCCACCTGTGCCGGGTTCTTCACCGTTGCGGAGTACCCACAAGTCCCACCGTTCGCAAGTGCTATTCGGGCCGTAATCTTCATGAGTATTAAGCCCGTCTTCATTGTCGGCCGCTTCTGCGTGTGTCATGACCCGGTCTGCATCAATCGTAAGATCCAGCGCATCGGCCAGAACGCAGATAACCTGTGATACTGCATTAATTTGTGCTTCTGTAGGCGGGTACGGGCCGAGATTATCAGGTCCCGTTGCGTCGTAAGCGCAACAAAGCGTAATAGCTATACTACCGGTATTACGCCGATACGTTGCCGATTTGACCTCAGCTAAATCATTCGTTGATACAAATACCCTGCCGTCGCCTGTGATATTTACGTGATACTCATCGAACGTCTGATTATAACGAGCTGCCGTCCAATGAATATACAGCTTAACGTCACGATCAAGACTTCTTGCCCCGTTCCATAAATCCCAGTAGGCTGCCTTGGCCAAGGACTTTAACTCGTGTAATGTTACTTCTCTCACTGTTCATCACTCCTTTCTGATTTGTGTACCGCAGTTTTAGCACCGCCGATATAGCCTAGAAGGCCACTAGCGATACTCATTGCGAGTTCATTAAGACTAAATAAAATAGCCATCACAAGGGCTGCAACCAAACCCGTGATGACTACTAAGTCTGCTACATTTACTTTGTCGATATTCATGATTTCTTCTCTTTCTCGTGCATTTCATTCCTTAAATCATTCACACGAGACTCGAGGACGTCAACCCGTCCAACAAGCTGAAGATGACGCTGTGCCTGTTGCATTCGCTCCTGTCTTGATAACTTAATCTCTTCTTTCAGCTCTTTAAGCGTCTCGATGAGAGTGTCATACTTGTCAGAGAAGAATGTCCTATCTTGAATCCGCTCAACATCAAGTTTCTGAAGGATCGGCAAAAGGACTAACCGATAAGCAGCCGCACTTATAATGCTTATAATCGTGAGGGTCGTCAGAACGTCCGCAAGCTCAAAACTCCATGTCCACATAGGCACCCTCCTTATAAATCGTCGCCTACGGCATAATATTCCCCAAAACATCTATCGAGGAATACAGGTGTAGTTCCGGTAATCCTATCATCATATTGGTGTAAGTCGATGAGAGACGCTTTTTTGTCGCCGGGTTCGACCGTTATCCGGATAAGCTGTTTGTTTCTGATATACACAACTTTTTTCTCGCCGTTAACTACCCCGTAAAGATTGTTGTGTTGAGCAATCACACTCTTCCTTTCAGGCGCGTTAAAGTAGACCGCATTAATCGTTCCGCCTTTTAGCTCGCTTAATACCTTATATACACCCTCTACCGAAACGCTCTTGAGCTCGTTATAACCGACAATTTTAGCAGGACTGTTAGAGATGAATTTATATTCTGTCACATTGTCCGAAGCCCAGGAAGGTCTGTCCGATATATCGTACCTACTGTTAATCCCCGGTGTCTGATTGGTTAAATCGACCGTAAGAACGGTTCCCTCTTTAGAAACCATAATTCCGTTCTTATCAGTAAACGACAGGCCTTTAATTCCTTGAATAGTAATCGCAGAAACCTTATCGCCAACCATGTTGTAATAATTGACTATAATATCAGACTTGTCATAAGAAGGGATACTTAAGTCAGCCGACCCGTTAATAATCTCGGTTAAATTTTCGCCGTTGGCGTCTACTTTATAATGAGATTCTCCACTCACTTTTAGCACCGTGTCGCCCTTCTTCGGCTCTGTATAAGCCAAGGCTGTCGGAGCTTTAGGCGTAATAGTATTTTTAATTATCACACTTAAAATATCAGCGAGATTCCCTTCATTCCAATACCCTTTCTTTTTTAACTCTATAGATATAGGGCTTATATCAGGGACTTTACCGTCCGCTCCTTTTAAACTTTTAATCCATTCACTCTCGCTACCGCTAAAGCCATTATTAACCGCTACCTGATAAGCAGACAGACCTTGAGGTCCCTGAGGCCCCGGCTCGCCCTGAATGCCCTGCGGACCTTGAGGACCTGCTTCACCTTTTTCTCCATTTTTCCCGGGTGTTCCATCTCGTCCGTCCCGACCGGGCAATCCGGGAATCTGTACAGCTTGTACTTGTACCGGATTTTCGAAGTTTACCTTCACTTTTAATTCGTCCATTTTTGGTTCCCCCTCTTTAATGCAGTGATTCATCGTAAATTATTCGCATATCGCCCATGACGAGCTTGTAGCTGTACTCGTTTTCCTTCGTTACGAATACGTCGTACTTGGCCATGCGGTACCGTCTCGGTATCTCTCGGCTTCGCTCACCCGGTATCTTCACCGTAACGGAATCGCCGTCGACCGTACATTCGGCGGCTACGAGCTCGATGTCGTTTTCCGCGCGGACCTTCATTACGGCCGTCGCTCCAGTGAAGACATGGCCGTCGGCAACGTATCGCCGAATGAAGTCGGATCCGCAATGCAGTTCGTCGTTAAATATCGTCATTCGCTCACCTACTTTAAATGAGATACGTCGACAACCATGTAAACCGTTTGTCCTTGGCTCTTGGTCGTCAACACCTCAAAAGCACCTTGATAGTGCCGAGGCGGTTCCCCCTTGTCTTTCTTATCAAATACGACCACCCCGTTTTGCACTTTCGGATGAACTTCTTTCCACACATAAAGATAGTCGCTTCCAGGAGCGTCAAAGATGACATACGAATAACCGTATTCTGCGCTGCATTCAATAATGGCGCATTCTTTATCCGTGGGAATGACGTATCCAGGTTTGTCTGAATAGTGAAGCACTTTAAGCGGATGCCAGTTGCTATCATATACTACTCTTCCGGCTTCATTTATAACTTGCAATCCGACTCCATGTTGCGACGGTTCTTGAGATTCTGCTGAGAATACATAACGACGGCCCTCATTACCAGAGCTGCAACCATATGCAGTTAAGCAATTCACTCCATATGCAAAGCTTTCGTCTTTACTTTTTTCTTTGTCGTACCAAAAATTCACATATGATTCATTAATTACAATCTCACCCTCATCTGTGTATACTCTCAATCCTGTTTCTGCCATTAGTACAACCCCCAGTACAAAATCCCATTCATTCCCATAGCGGTTTTGCCGTATGAATACAAAATTTTGCCATCTTCTACAGCAATATTAGGCGGTGCCGGAACAGCCCATTCCGCTAATTCAGGCGTCCATTTAGGGAACACCGCTGCTACCCATGTGCGGTTTTTCTTTATTGCTACATTTTCAATAACACCTGATGTTTTTCCGTCGGTCTCAACGTATCCGAGCGAATTACATATCGTGTCTGTCGTATTAACGACGATATTTCCGTCTTCATCAAAGACCTGCATACCTTCTGCCATATATATCACCGTTCCTTTCGTTTCTTTGCCGTTGTTTATGATAGTTACCGCTTCACCCTTATTGTCTCCATGTTTAGTTGTGGTCTGTACGCTTTCTGCCTTCTGCTCAGTATCAGGCGGTTTCTTGCTTTTGCTTTTCAGCAATATAACAGCAGCTACTACAACAACTAAAGCAATTCCGATTACCATAGTTACCATACCCCCATTCTGACTCGTAATCTGTCGTTAGAATCGTAAACTTCGATGAGATTGTCTCGTATCTCCGTCCGAGCGCCACTCGTTGCAGTTCGAAGTGTGCCGATAGTCGCCGAAATAGCCGATAAACTTTCCACATGCATTTTGTCAGCAGTAACCGCACCGGCTTGAATCATCTTCGGAGTAACAATATTGTCATCGAAGAGTGCTTGGCCAGTAACATGTAACAGCTTGCCGTCGATTCTGGTTCCCGTCGGTGACAGATTAATACGAGATATCAGCTCCTTGCCGTCTAGGCTGTTGAGCCGTAAATCAACGCTATTAGACAGCTGAGTAATACGAGTCGACGTTCCAGTTAATTCGGACTTTACGACCCCGACGTCGCCTTCAATCTTAGCGATAGCCCTGTCTATTTCATCTAGGCCGAGTGCTTCACGGCTGATGATTGACTTATCTATTTCGAGCTTCACTGTGGCAAGTTGCTCTCCGCTCGTTTCGCCTTCTCCAAAGATATCCGTATAAGCAACTCGCACTCTGTATACGCCGGGGGCAAGAATCAGCGAGAATGAGTTAGTAGGCGTAAAGTAAACCGCATCGTCAACATATACATTAGCTCCACGGCATCCAAGAGGAACAGGGTCAAACGTAACGCCTATGCCTGACATGCCCCCTTTAGCCATTATATGAGTCGGTACTTTCGGTACTTTGACGTTATATTCAAGCATGGCAGGTGCACTGTATCCCTTTATCGGATTATGAGCGTACAAGTACACTCGCCCGGTTCGTTCCGTCACCGTCCCGACGTATGTCGTGTTCGTGCTTTTACCGATGCGGCCGACCTCTTGACCCGGATTCAAGTCGTACCGAATCTCATAGAAGTCAATGTCGGCATTTCGCACCTCTAGCCAATTGAACGTGGCTGCACTCCCAAACGTAACGGCAAAGCCTTGCGGTGTATTCGGCACTTCACTCTTCATTTCGACCGTAAACCTCTTAATAAGGCCTTGTGAATAATTTCCGTGTCGGTCTTTGACCCTGATTCGAATGTCATACGTATGGCCAAGCTCACAGCCACTGATAACGATTTGGCCGTCACCGTTACCGCCGTACTTCCAGTCTCCGGAGCCTTCTTTATACCATCCTTCGGCCGTGTCGAAGCTTGTAATCTGCGGCGGAGCGAAAGTCGCAATGACGTCGAAAGACGAAACGCCGTCACCCAAGTCGTAATATTTCGTATATACGGCAAGGTCTCGAACTTCAGGAATGTAATACGGCTGTATCGTATATTCAATAGCCTGCACTTCAGAAAGGTCTTGCTCATTGGATCCGAACATATTCACCGAAGCACACTTAATCCATATTTTCTTGCCGATATCTTCCGTGCGGTACGGAGCATGAAACAGTGCTTCATCGATACGGACGCACTGCGAACCTTCAGCATGATTATTGGCTGTCGTGGCGTATTGGCCACGCACTAAGCCTGTTAGTAAATACCGCCCGTCAGGCTGAAGAGTCGCACCTTCATAGCTAAAGCACTCACCGTCAATCCAAATGAGCGTGTTCCCTCGCTGAGCGTCAATAGCCGATCCGCCTCGAAGCTCTCCCGAGAAGAGTTCAACCATGCAACTCGTCGCTTCGGCTGTCATGGCTGCCGTTAGTCGTCCAATACGTGCCTGTGCCGTAATCTTGCCGGCTTCTTTATACGCATCGCCCGTGTCGGATACCCATACCGTGCAACCGCCCCAACCGGACGAAGCCGTTACGCCTAACAACAGCTCGTTCCCTGATACATCTCCAGGTGTCTGCACGATTGCGTAATGGTCAATGGCCGGAGCCGAAACATTATAATCAGTAAACGGCCGTTCATTCTCATGTACGTCGTACCGTGCCGGTGCGTATGTTCCAGGCGGCTTGCCTTCTGCTGTGATTTCAAGCTCACCGTCAGCCGCTTCATTTACAGCCGTAATAACAACGACTTGCCTGTCGAGTTGGCATAGCTCATCAGTAAGCGTCACGAGGTCTCCAGGCTCAAGGCGGCAGAACGCCCAATCCAAATGAAACGTGTACTGGTTCTTGCTGTACAGTCGTTTCATGGCTAATTGTTCAGCGTAATACTGTGCTCTCTTTTTCGTATATAAATAGTGTGCAGTCTTTTTACTTGCAGGCTTCATGCCGTTCTTCTGAACGTCTGCTACTACCTCGAAGGACACCGTCTCTTTTTCGTACCCGTTGGCACGGTTAATAAATTCAACAGTAGCTTGGTTATACGTCTCCGAGCTGTCTTTGCGCTTATAAATAACGAGTTGCCCGTCACTACCCGGAATAAGGTCGTCGGCCGTAAGGTTGTACTGGATCTCCTTTGTAGGATTCCAATCTCCGACTGCCTTGTCGGCCAAGGGTACAATCTTCAGCCGGTCATCGGACCAGAAGAGGTAACAATTGGTGATTTCAGCGATATCGTTAATGATTTGCTGTGCCTTTTTCGCCGATTCACTAGGCGGCGTCGAGATGAGAATGTCGGCGGCCGCACAATACTTACGGAAGTTCTCAATGCCCTCGATTTTGACATCCTCGATTCCTGCCGCCTTTAGCACATATAGAATATAGTCCGCAGGATTTACGTCGATCCCATCGCCAGTCTCAAGAAGTTTTCCTTTAACTTCAAAATTATACGTCGGAAGGCTGCCACGATTGCCGAGGTCGACAACGCCTGCCATGTATGCCAATCCGCTGTACGGCAGTGCCTTTTCAGGGTGCTTGCCAGTAACATACGGCCACGGTTCCTGTCCGTGTTCGCCTTTGTACAGAGACAGTTGAATGTCGGCTTGAGGGTACTCATAGACTTCCTTATCCCTCCACACCTTACCGATACCGGCTATAGGTCCTTCACACAAAGCAATGGCTGCGGCTACGGTGTACGTGTAGTCTATTTCCGTATGCTTTGAGCCACCGCCTTTACCGGTACGGCTTGTGTGCTTATGTTCATGCGCCGTGAAATCATCCCAATAGATGATATTGCCCGAGACTCTTGTCGTGCCGAGGACTTCAGGTACCGTTTCACCGTATGAAGCACTATTTATTTGAAAGTCGCCGATAATATCGGCTCGATTCGTTGTATTGTTCTTTTTGAATAAAAACCCCATTAAGCTGCACCCCCTTTCTTCGGATTGAAACGATACACAGCACGGAGCCTTGATTTTCCTCGGTTATCGTAAAACAGAATATCGTCGACATTCGAGATAATAACGCCAAGGTCAACAAAGGCGTGAGCGACCTTGCCATTACCGATATATACCGCTCCATGACTCACGCACCGACCATATTGATATAGCAAAAAGTCGCCGATTTGAGGTTCTCCGTGAACTTCGTCGGCGACTTGCTGTATGTACTTTAAATATTTCTCTTCCGAACGGTGCAGATGCCATTCGTTCGAGTAGTTTTCTATCTGTAATTGGTCCTTTGTAATCATGTCCGATCCGATAAGTGACGCAACAAGAAGGTATGCACAGTCGACTCCGTGACCTTTGGCCATGGCATTATTAACGTACGGAGTACCGAGCCACTCAAGAGCGGCGTCTGCAATTTTTTGCCCTGTACTTTTCATCGTATCGTCTCCTTCAACGGAACATACGGAGTGGCCCTGTTTCGTGCGAAATTATCGAATTTCTTCTTGCACGTCTCAGGCGTTTTATCGCAACCGGGATAAATATAGGCCTCACTTCCGATGGTCGCCTGCGTATCGCTCGGACTCATGTACATAACGGTACCGTTCGAGCTGCTCATGATCTGGGTCGATTGCCCAGCAAGAGGACCCGACACCCATTCGATACCGCCTGCATTGTAATAGCCGTCTTCAAACGGTACGTCTATTCCGACGGTGTTTACGCCTGTAAGTGCCGTTACTTTCATTCGCTTACGGTACTTCTTTATATCGACTCCGCACTCTTTAGAGTACACACAATAAGGGCATTGCGGATAGTACCGCTTATTCGGAAACTCTGTATTAAGCTTCTGCACAACGGACTTTACGTCAAGCGTTATCGTAAGGCCACCGCCTTGCTTTACCTCGACCGTACCCGTAAAGATATCTACAGCGTCAATTAATGTCCCGTCTTGCTTAAAGAACGCACGTTTTAGTTCCATAGTCGCTCCGTCAAGGCCGCCGTTATGAGCGACCGCCAGTATCGGCACACCGCCTATTTGGTCATGCTTATCGCACGATACCGAAACGGAAAGCTTATCAACCGCCACATCGGAATGTGTTGAGGTCTTGTTACGAGTAATGACAGGCCCGTCTGCACGATATACATGGCCACCGTGACTTACGTTTGAGTCCGTATCTGTCCAGTAATACGCCATGCCGCTTTGGAGCCGAAGGGCATATAAGTCGCAACTGCGGAACGACTTTGCCGTATTCAAGTGTTGAGTTAATGCTTCTCCTGCTTGTTTCATTGCACGGTCACCAACTTAAAGGATTTTGATTTGTACACGTCTTTATATTCAAGCTCTGCCGTAAAGTCGCCACTAAGCAGCACCTTCCAGTAATACGTGTAATCTGCCGTAATGACAGCGTCAGGCGATACGGTATCACTAGTCCGAATCGTGCCGCCATCTACAGTCACGTTCTCAACAGGAACGCCGTCAGCATAGAGTTTTACGTTTTCCACGTATGCGACAGGTTCGGTATAATCACCGAAACGCCGCACCGCTTGCCATTCGCCCTGACTACCCTTGCCGAGGACGATACCTTTTTCTTCGTTGTCTTCAGGGTCAAACCACAAGAAAGGCTCTGTGCCGCCTTGAATCTGCGACACAAAGCCCATCATTTTTTTGTACTCTTCAGGTTTTAAGTAGGCGAACTCCGTCGTAATCGTGTACTGCGGATACCGCCACGTTGTCATGGTTCGTACTCTTCCGGATCCGCTGCGTTTGGACTTCGTATCCCAGTGCTGCATTTTGGATGACTTCCACGCAAGCGACTTAATACGAGGGAATTTCTTTAATTTTTCCATGGTTACCACACTCCCGACGCACCGATAAATTCACGGTCTTGGTTAACGGTGAACTGCCGCAACACTCGGCCGCCTTTCGATTCGAGCCAATTGCCGAAGGACTCGGCGTCAAGTGCTGATACATTCAGCGTTATACCGCCTGCCGCACCACCGTTTGCCCTGGCAATTCCTGCACCCATTTCATCATACGTCTGCGTCGATAACGGAATGACCGCTTCGGGATACTTACCCTCGCCAATTTCGGCATACGTGCGGCCTACTGCCACGCCGCCGCTTGCCAAGTGCATGTTCGGAGCGCTTCCCATAAGCGTGTTTTTAGCTTGCATGGCAAGTCCTGCGGCTGCACCGATTGCGGACTGAGCCGTCCACGCTGCCATGCCCTGTGTAGCAGAAAGGCCGAAGGTCGCCATGCTAACCTGCTGGGCAAGTGTCGTCCAAGGCGGTATTTGAGCATTAGCCGCTGCTATGCTTTCTGCCGTATCTTTCTGCCGTAAAGCTTTGTCCAAGACAGACTTACGAAGCATGCCTGTAATCCAGTTGGCGATATAATCGGCTATTGTCTTAGTAATAGCCTTTCCGACATTTTCAAACGCCTTTGCCAAGCTTACAGTGCCTTGAAGTAAGCCGGACAGGCTTTCTTTCATTGAATCTAACCCCGATAGCACGGAATTGTACATCATTTCTTTCCAATTAAATTGAGCGTCCATGGCTGCCTGGTAATATTCTTCGAGCAATTGCTTGCGCATGTCATAGTGCTTCTGATTTTCAACATACTCATCCGTTAATGCCTGTTGCAGTGCTTCGAAGTTCTGCGTGCGCATCGCTTCGTCAATCGCCCACTTTTCTTCGGACATCTGTCGATACAGGTCGTTACGCTTTAGCAGATACTCTTGTTCCTGTGCCAGGAGTTCCTTATTCTTCTCCGCTTCAAACGTAATTTCATTCTTCCCGACGATTTCATACGCAATGCCGTTAGCGTCAAGAGCCGCTTTATATTCGGCCTGTTGTTGCCTTGTCATTTTAATGTACTCGTCGGAGAACCCTTGCCACTTATCCGTAATACTGTTTATCGCTTCTTCGTGGTCTTTCTCGAGCTGTGTAAGCGGTGAAGCGCTACCTGTCGAATCCTTCGTACTAATCGAGAAGTTAAAATCCTTGGCCATATCACGGACTTTATTCCACACTTCACGGATTGCCTGTTGCTCTTCATGTTCGGCCTGGATACGCTTTTCAGCGTAAATAGCCTGGAGATTCGTTAAATCTTCCTGGTAGTGTTCGTTGGCGTCCTTGGACTTGTTGAGTTCTTCCAGTTCCTTTTTGTACTGAAGTTCCACTAACTCACTCTGTTTGCCGAACATCTCGAGGTAGTTCTGTTGAATTTGCTCATGGATCCGTTTGGCTTCTTCGGCTAATTGGTTCCCGGCACTACCTGCGCCGCCACCGCCACCTGAGCCACCTGACCCACCGCCGCCACCGGCTCCTCCGGCATCGTAACCGCCACCGCCACCGTCATAGCCGCCACCGTCAATTTCACCACCACCGCCGCCAGACAGTGCGTTAAACACATCTCCGGCTGCTGATTTAATTCTATCACCGTACGCCTGTGCTTCTTCAGGACTAATGCCTTCAATATTATTAATAGCTGAGAAATCAAAGTCGAATACCGATGCAAGCTTGGCTCCAACGCCGTTTACAGCGTTAATCAGCTTGTTAATGAGAGCGATAATCTGATTAATCGCCCAGGCTACGGTATGAACGAGCGTTTCCCACACTGCCGACGCCGTTTCTCCAAATCCTTGAGTCGCTGCAGCACATGTACCGAGAACTCCGGCCAAAACGGACAATATCGTAATAACAATACCTACAGGATTGGCCCTCATGATTGCGTTCATAACTTTAGTTGCGGCCCCTAGTGCCATTGTTCCGACTTTCGCCAAGTTAAGAGTGCCGGATAAGGCCATCATAACGCCTCTTACTCCGGCTGTTGCAATAGCACTGGCTATCATGGCCGCCTTAAGCTGAATGGACGCAAGCGTAACGCCTATGGTCGCAATCCTGGACGCTACCATTTGCCCCTTATATAAGGCCTGTGCTGTGGCCGCCGCCTTGGTTGCCACCGATACGGCTAATATAGCCGTCTTCCAAGTTGTGAACGCTACCGCAACCCCGGCAATTATAGGCTTAATCTGATTTCCCATTCCGATAATAACGGAGAAGGCCGACTTAATAACCGAAGCCACGGTCCTTACAATTACGCTTAACGCCGAGAAGGCCGCCTTTATGGCCGCAATGGCAACTTGTGCAGCTGCCGACATCACCTTAAAGGATATGCCAATACCCTCGACAATAGCCTGGAAATCACTCGAAGCGGTTATAGAGCTAAGTTGTTCGAGTACAGGCTGAAACGCCTGCAGAGCCTGATTAGAGAGTTGTTGCCCGATTTCAGCAAACGTCATGGGGATTTCTGCGAACTTGGCATTCGTTTCTTCGGCACTGTTGAATAAGGCTTCTTTAATAACATCGGCTGTAATAAGCCCTTGCGATGACATCTCTTTCAGCTGTCCGACGGTCATACCCATTTGCTGAGCAATCGCCTGTGCAAGCATGGGGGCATTTTCCATGATTGAGTGGAATTCGTCGCCCTGTAATTTGCCTGCTGCCATAGCCTGAGTTAACTGGTACATGGCTGCTGTCGATTCCTGAACACTGGCCCCTGAGATTTTAAATTGCTTATTTAGCTGTTCAACGAAGGCTATCGCTTCATCATTCGAACTGAAAGCGTCCTTAGCAAGCATGTTAAGCTTAGCCACGCTGTCGGCCATTTCGACGTACCCACCTCGAGACCGTTGTGCTGCCGCATAGACTTTGTCCATGATTTCGGTCGTCGTCTGCGTGCCGTCGTTAATAAGATTGATACGGGACTTAAGCTGTGCCATTTGGTCAGCCGTATCGGATACCTTCCCGGCAAGCTGAGCAACCTCTTGGGCAACTAAAGCTACGCCCGCCGCCGCCGCTGCCATTGGCATCTTCTCTAGTGCCTTCTTGGCGATACCGCCCATTTTTTCGCCCAGGGCATTTTCAAGCTTACTACCGACTCGGTCAATCGCCGCCTCGGCATTTGAGCTATCACCCTTTATCTTGACGTGAATATTTGCGTCTGCCATTACAACTCACCCCCTTCTTCAAGCCATTCTCTCATAAATTCCATTTCCTCTTTCTTACGATCCAGTCGTGTCGGAGGATGTAAATCCTTCATGATATCCTTCACTTTAATTTGGTTCTTCTTATCGAGTTGAACGTTAACAATAAGTGACGTCATATACGCCGTTCTAGCGTCTTCAATACGAGTCCGAAGGTCATACCCTTGAACCATCTTTTCAAACTCCATAGGCGTAAGCTCATAGAATTCTGACGGCTTTAAAGCCAAGATGCTGTAAGCCACTTTTTCGGCTTTTCGTACCCATAATGCAAAAGAAGAGGGGGCATTATGCCCCCCGTTTAGTTTTTTACTGCTTCGTCTTCTTCGGCTTCGATTTCGGCATCATCTTCGGGTGTCTTTTCTTCAGGGAATGCCATGAAGTATGCTTTTTTGCCGAGAATTCCGCTGCCTGTAATGGCCTTAACAATCGGCATCATAATGTCGTTTAATTCAACCTCACCACTGTCGAACAGCTCCTGCAAGCGGTCTGCATAGAACTGAGTATTGCGACGGCCATACTGACGAAGACCGATTTCATATGCAGTTATAATGTCCGACAAGGACAATTGCTGAATCGCATTATAAATCGGCTTGCCGACTGCCGATTCAAATTCAGCCAGGCGTTGAATATTAAAGTATAAGCGTTCACCCTTGCCGAAAAAGTCGCATTTAATCTGTTTCATGGTTTATATATTCCCCTCTCTTAGGCTTTCTTTAATTCAGATAAAGGCCCGATACCTGCCAAGGTACCCTTATAAGACGCCACATCATCATGCGGAGCTTCAATAGAAAGTTCCGTAATAGACGCCCAACCGGTTACATAAGATTTATCAGGGTACTCGAATTTAAGATGTACAGGTTGGTCTTTAAGGAAGGCATCATTCAACGCTTCCAGGCCGTCATCGTTAGCCATGAGCAACGTATCTAATTCAATGCTCCACTCCTTAAGGCCGGGCAATGTCGATTTCCAACCGCCAGAGTCTTTGTGCGATGCGTCAATGGAGTCGGCTTTGCGGCTAATAGAGCCACCCTTCTGACCGCCGATTTTAGTCCATACCGCACCCGTTGTTTCATCGGTGCCTGTGTTCAAATAAATAAAATAATTTTTACCCACCGTCGCTAAGGAATTAGCTGCAGACGGTGCCAGTGCTTTCTTTGTTGTCGATGCCGGCATTAGAATATTCCTCCTTCACGAGTCAAATCAAAAAGGCGACACTCAATCGTATACTGCGAGCCGAGTAGCGGTCGCAATGCATCGAGGTCGCCCGTTTTCTGTTTGACTTTAAAATCTAAAATCTGATAGTTACTGCCATTAAGTACGCATATATCCTCATTTAGTGAACCGACGGCTTGCCGCATTTGCTTTAAGGCTGCGTCGATTTGTCCCTCAAGCTCACTAATACGAACGTATCCAACGGATAAATCCGGGTCGTCGTTGCGTACCCACACTTCAAGATAAATCGTAACGAGAAGCTCATTTTCGATGCTTTCATCGTTTACGGTTTCGGACCCTCGAACAAGCATGATTTTGCCTGTTTCGTCAACGTCAGCATGCTGCGGTACTACCGCCCCGAGCTGTACAGGTGCAGATACTTTACACGTCATAAGAACATCCTGAATCCGTCTTAAAAGCTCAAACCACATGATCATATCGACTACCCCCTGAAGATTTCACACGACCGATAACCGGAATACTGCGTCGGGTCACCTGTAAGGTCCTCGGGTGTAATCGAGCCTTCAAGCTCTTTTATTCGGCTCTGGATATATGTAAGTTTCTTGCCGTAAAAGTCGTCCGTTTCACCGCCACGCCCATAAGCTCCGGGCAAACTGTACGCCTTTCGCACACAGGTCTCACGATATGTATACAGCGTTACAAGCTCGTCCGCCACAAAGCTACGGATAACCTTTGCCTGCTCAACGCCAAGACGCTGTGCGAACAAATACAGCCACTTTTCGGCAATGGCGAGGTCATCACGACTGACATTCTTTCCGAGAAGTTCGTCAGAAAATGTCATTTCGGCCAAGTCATATAACATGTGCATTCACTCCCTTTAAAATTTGAATTCAATCTCACATGCTTGGCCATTACTATACTTTTGCTCAATGGCATCACATATGTCTTTAGCGGCAAGCTTGGTATACTGGCCGAATAGCTTAATGATGTCCGGCCTTTTCGTATCTAACGCTCTATACAAGAACGGATCCATACGATTACCGGGATGAAGAACGTTTTTAGCAAACAAAAACGAGTTGCCGCCAGTCGGAACCCATCGCAAGGCCTTACGATTCTTAGGCCGTATCATGTGCGGCCGTGTGCCTTCGTGAACGAACGGGCCATAATCGGCCAAGCCCTCATCAAGATATACAACGGCGCTCTTATCCGTTAGCATTCGCATGTCAATAGACCGAGTCAAATCGCCCGTTCTTGACGTGTAATTATGATGCGTTTGTGCTTCATCCTGGACTTCAATGGCCGAGGCCTTTACAGCCTGTCGTATTCTCTTATCGAACACATCCCGACTGACGCCCATACTACTCGCCTACCTGTTCTGTTTCTTCAGCCTTCTTCGCCTTTGTCTTTTTCGGCTTTTCTTCGACCGGCTCTGTTTCTTCTGTCGGCTGTTCGTCCGCTACAAAGCCTTCAGCCATTAATTGTTGAAGACGGTATTCAGAATCAGCGTACTGAACTTCATTAAGCCGAGTTACTCGAGTGTTCATACGGTACCTCCTTACGCTCCGGTATTAACGAATACGCCCTTAAGCTTGTTGCTCGGAATCCACAGGTCATGGAATTTTCTGTAATCAAGTTTCCAAGCATCTGCCTTTTGGTTTTCGTCCGGAGTGAAGATACGGACCTTATCCGTTTTAGATACTGCAATCGGCGCACGCTGTGCAATTACGATCCAGTTGATATCCTTCGCCTGGGTGTCAGCCTTAAAGCCGCCTGCTTCCTGTCCGCTTGTCGTGCCGTTGTTAAATACGTACTGCGTTTTCATACGAGCAGACGGTACGCCAATGATAGGAATTTCATTGTACGTCCGTACTTTTGTTGTTACCGTACCGGCTGTAAAGTCGCCCGTATCGATGAATTTCTGGATACCCTTTGCATTGTTAAGAATCGTACGTACCTTACGGTTCATGACAATAACAAGCGGTTCGTCATCGCCTACAATATCCTGTACTGCCGTAATATCATCATCGAGCTGTGCCAGGATATTATCAGCCGTCGGCGTAAACGTTGCCTTTTCTTGGCTTGCACCCTTAGCCAACGCCGCAATACGGCTATAGCGATATGCGTCTACTTCGGGAACAACCTGTAAACGTTGAAACTCACCCATAACATTACCCGAAGAAGCCACAAAGTTCGTTTCATCAACACTCATTGCGTCGAGCGAAAAGCTTCTGCCACGGTCCTGTGTAAGCTTATAGGTACCGAATTTCAGCGTAACTGCACCCTGTACGAATCCGCTATCACGGTCGTATGTCGCAAGTCCTGCCGTCGAGATTTCGGGCATTTTCACTTCGTCGCCACCGTTATAAATCACCTGTGTTGCATTGGATTCCATCCAAGCCGATGTTGCTGTTGCGAGCATTTGTGCGTCAAGCCCGTCTTGGAAAATTTTTGCACATTCTAACGTATTAATTGCCATTATTTAGTCTCCTTTCGTTGCCTGAGGTATCCCCAGTGCCGCTTCAAACTGTGCTTTTACATCGTTGCCGGCATTCTGCCCGGAGCTTCCTTGTCCGCTGCCACCGTTTTGATTATCTTTCACCGCCCAAGGCTTACCCTTGAGCCATGTGGTGGCTGCGTCTTCAATCGTTCCGACAGTACCGTCTTCTTTTTTAAATCCGTACTTGCCATCATCTCCGACTTCAATACCGCCAACAATAAGCTTTGCGAATTCTTTCGGATCCATTGCGTTATGTTTCGTTAACGCATCAACCGTCTGTGCCATGATGTCTGTTTGGATTCGTTTTTGTTCGGCCTCTTGCCTTGCAGCCTTTTCTGTCTCGAACGATTTTGAAAGGTCATCAAATTTTTTCAGCAGAGTTTTATACTCGGCCGTTTGCTCTCCTGCTCCCGGCTTTTGCAATTCCGCAATTTGATTGGCCAACGTTTCCTTGGCTTCGGTTAACGTCTTAACCAAAGCTTCAGCCTTTTCTTTGGCTTCCCGCTGCTCTTTCGACTCGCCGTTCAATTTCCCGACTTCTGCCTTAATGGTCTCCACCATTGCCGCACCGCCTTCGACTTTTTCTAATGCTGCATACAATTCTGCCATTGTCATGGTTCTCATTCTCCTTTTCGAACACATTAAATATATGTGATGCGGTCTCCTCCGCTTTTCACCAATAAAAAATGCCCTACGCACCACCGCGCAAGGCATGAAAAAAGCACCCACATTCGTGAGTGCTTTTATTTGTTCGGATATTACCAATCAACCTGAGACAAACAATCTTTAAGGAGTTTTCCATCAATCGTTTGCTTATTCAACATGTCGTCTATCGTTTCATAATACGTCACACCGTTTTTTCCAAGAAACTCATATCCATTAGCCGTATATGCCGCCAAAAAAGTTTCATCTTTATACGTATAAGTAGTATCACTTGTGTCTACCATGTCTTTAAATTCATCAATCGTCATGATTTTAGTCTCCTTTCTTCATCGCTTAACGGTTCCATTTCACCTTTTTGTAACTTTGTTTTTCCCGTATTCTCGTCCTTTACAATGGTGTATCGATGCTTATGCCAATAATCAGGCTTATCATCCGTCCCCATGTTATGTTTTTTCGGATATCCATGATGCCCAAAGTGTATTTGTAAGCACATGTTGCCTTTTTCATCATAAAAAGTAATATTTTCTTGCATTTGTTCGGAGCCACATTTTGATAAATGGCGAATTGCCGTATTAGGTTCTCCTCGCATAGGGATTTTGGGATGAACCTCATTCGTTCTATCAATGATTTCTGACTTAAGTATACCCCTATAGGCTGGCTCTTGCAATACATTATCTTTACCTGTAGGCTTTCTAACCTCAAAATCCTCTTTAGAGGCCATCCTAGCATTAGTAAACCATTCTTTTTTGCCGCTCATTACATCGTTTCTGCCATGAACCCCAAACAATCGTTCTTGCTCCCGCTTCGGAAGCGTTTTGATATACGCCTTTCCACCTTTATCGACATTGTCTTTTCGCCTGCTCATATCAATCATGCCGTCAACAATCGGCTTTATTCGACATAAGCAATGAGGATGTGCAGGGAGCTTTGGGAATTTATCTTTTGGGAATATACCCTTACCAAGTCCGTACAGGTCGGCATGAGCGTATACGTCACAAATATCGCACTTCGGATGTCTATCGGATAGTTTCCACTGAAACGCCACAATATCCGGGTCATCCATATACTTAGCCATAACCCCGTCAGCATAGGCTCTCGCTCGTTCCGTACGTGCAATCCGTTCAGCGGTATACCTGGTCTTTTCTTGTACTGCGGTATCAATAGCCTTGCTTACATTTTGCTTTGCCCCGTTTTCAATGGCATCCATGACTTCACTATACGCCGCTCTTAGCCCCGGCGTTGTGCCTTGCTCAATGAGCTTGCGTGCGTGACGTATGGCTGCTTTCCACTCAGCAACCGCCTCTTCGTCGAGCCAGTCGGGAACGGGCAAGTCCTTTACCTCTTGAATGAATTCGGGTATATCTTGCTCAGGAATAATGCCGCCTTTGCCGTACCCGTCGAACAGCTTCTTTGCTGTTTTAGCTGCCGACTCACCTTCCTTAATAGCCTTGCCGATGACCTCGGCCGATTCGGCCTGAACCTTCTTGCTGTTCTTATACATGCGTTCAGAAAGATTTACGCCGTCGTCTGTCCATGATTTCTTCATGGCCGCTGATATGGCTTCACGCTCAAACTTAGCCGCCGCTTGTTTCTTTCCGTACCCTTTAGCGAAATCACCGACAAGGTCGTCGAGCAAGTCCTTATACAAGTGCCTCATAACCGGATAACGGTGATACGCAACTTTTACGGCTTCTTTAGGCTCCATACCGGCCAAGATTAACGCCCGAAGGACTCGCTCGAAACCGTCTAAATTATTCTCCAGGTTGTTCTGCGTTCTGTCCTTCGGCATTTACATCACCCTTGTCATTCGCTGTCGGCTCGAATTGTTGCTTCATTAAATCCCTATCTCTTTCAGCCTCATCAAAGCCTTCTTCTATCTCGCTTACGATATCATCATACGTGTCAGGCTCAATATTCGGCATATACGCTTCCAGGACTTTCTTACTTACTTCAGCGGAGAACGTATCGGATCTAAACCCAAGGTCAAGTGCCTGTTGTGCCTGAGACAGCGATTCGGTAACGTCGTTAATCTGAAAATCTCGAGGATATTCAACTTCATATCCGACGGTTTCCTTCGCCCACAATTCGTACAGTCCAATGATATCCTTTTCAGCCTCTTCACACTGAACGGAGAAGTCTGCCAGGCGTTGGTTGGTTCGTTCAAAGTCCCATTGTTTGGCCACACCACTCTTTGACTGTTCTACACCGACTACCGAGTCAATGCCGCTCATGCGGTACATTTCCTTGATAAGCCGGTCAATTTGTGCCATAAGCACTTCAGCCGGTCCCTTATCCGGTGCAATAAATGCCGGTGCGTGAGATGACTCTTGCGGATACAGCAGCATGTTATTTGTTCCGAGCGTTACGTCGGGAGTGCTGCCGTCTGCCGGCATAGTCAGCACAGAGAACGTCTGATTGTTGAGTATTTGCGTTAAGAGACTGCACAGATGATAGACGTGATAATTTGTCTGTGCGATACTCAGAAACTCGGCAGGCGGTAAAATATCCGTCTTTTTGGAGCTTCTGCCGAACCACTGGACAACAGGAATGCGGCCAATGTTATGAGTGCCACCTTTTATTTGGTTCCCATTTTCGCCCAAGACCTGCCAATTCGTCGGAGTCCATATGTAATATCGTGTTTGTTTCTTGCGGTCAGCGTCGTAAATAACGTCCTTGTATGCAAACTTGATTAATATTCCCTTCTCATCAAACTGCCAGTCCGTAATGTGATGCGGCTCAACCGCCGTGAGATACGGTAAAGCTCGATTCTTGATGTTATCAGCCACCGATTCACCGAACTCCACAACGTTATTCACGATGATATACATAACACCGTACAGCTTAGCAAGTATCGCTTGCTGACGTATATATTCCTGTAAGCTCGTACCTTTGCGGTCTACGTCTTCCAAGAACACCTTGAACTTCTCCGTGTCTTTGTACTCACGTTTGATTGTATCCCGGAATATCGGATCCACCGACGCATTGACAATCGGGCCCGTGTAATTCAGGTAGTACGCAAGCTTCTTACGAAAGGCGTAATTCTGTGTGCTTTCTCTCGGATGCCTTACGAGTCCTCGACCAACAGAGAACAGGCCTGTACCGTAATATGCGTCTTTTAACAATTTGTAGCCATATAACTTTTCAGAGTCCATTGTATCTACCCCTTAGTAAATGTTGACGTGCGCCGCTTTAATCTGCGGTGCATTTATCTTCTCGGCAATACCCGTCGTTGCGTCCGGTGCGTCATCGTGTGCGTTCTTCCCTTCTCGCTGATAACGAGTCATCGCCCTATAATATTCAGGCCATCGGTCTTTCCAATTAGTCGGGAAATAAATATGCTCCATAACCCACGTTGAATTGGAAAGTATTCGCGCCGTCTTGTTCTTCGTCTGTGCGAATGTGTTTACAACCGTCTTGTTCGACCGGTACGTATCTTGCAGTATCCGCCGTACCTGCCTCGCAAACCCTCGGCCACCGTTGTTTGATTCAAAGTCGGCCACATTTACGCCGTTACGGTACAGCATGGCGGCTGTTGCCGGCTCCGTCTCTTCCATCGCCTCTTTCGTATACAGAAGGTCAAGCACATAAGCTTCGCCGTTATACACGCCGTACACAAGCGAGCAGAGGTAATCGGATCCTGTATCAGCCGTATCTGTGTAGTTGCGAATAATCGTAAACAACGGATTGCCGTTTGCGTCTGTCGGGATGCGGTCGTACGTTTTAAAGCTTGAGTATAACTGCCCTTTAAGGTCTATCGGCTCTTGCTGATAGTTAGCCGATGCAATATCGGCACCCATGGCCCGTACTTTCTCTTCGTAACTTCGCCTCGATAATATCTCATCGCAGAGCATAGTACCGTCTGGCTGCAGCGCTTTCATTGTGATCACCTTGGCCGCATTGCCGAAATGTTCAATTGCTCGGCCTGCTAAATCATCGCTAGCCCAACGGGTCATGATGATGAGTATCTTCCCGCCTTCTTCAAGACGGCTTAGCATTGTATTTGTGAACCACAGCCAGGCTTTTTCCTTCGCCGTTTCGTTGTAAGCTTCTTCGGCATTTTTAATGATGTCATCGATAATAAGCAGTGAGCAGCCAAACCCTGTTGCCGTACCAGACGGAGACGTGGCCAAGTATGAATTGTAGCCGCCATCAAGCGACCACATATCCATAGCTGCGTCACCACGTTTAATACGGACGTTCGGAAATATATCGGAGTAAACCGTGATATTCGCATCTGCCTTAACCTCTTGGATTGCATTTCGAACATTCTTCGCAAAGGTTGCTGAAAGAATATTGTTATACGAACCGGTCATTATCTTTTCGGCCGGGTTACGACCAAGAACCCATTCGACGAATAAGCCCGCCGTGCGACTCTTCCCGTGCCGAGGCGGTTCATTGATAATAAGCACCTTGGCCTTTTCATCCTCATAAAACGACTGCAAGGCTTCACACAACTCAACAAGATACCGTCGTTCCGGCTTATAGAAGTCTGAAGCCATCAAATTGCAAAAATAAAAGAACTCACGTCGTGCGAGTTCTCGTTTTGCTTGCCGCTTAATGCGTTCGTCAATCATCGCCTATCAGCTTCTTTATGTCTTCTGATTTGACGCCATCAAAGGGATTATTCTCAATCTTTGCTTGCATATCCACGTTCTTGATATCCCGCCACAACTCAGGCCTCCTATTCTTAAGCCAGAAGATTTGCGCCGTAACGTCAGGCCGTTCACGCTTAGTTACAACCTTCGTCACAGCAAGGCCTAGCGGTTCGCCGTTAGGGGCATACGTCATTTCTTTCGTAACCTCGTTATACTCATATCCAAGGGCTCGTTTAAGTAACGCATTTTCAACCTCGATATCAACTACTTCCTTGCCTCTTTTTAAGGCGTCGGAAAAGTCGGAGTACTTCTTCTTCCAGCTGTACAACGTGTCACGGCTGATGCCGATATGAGCTGCTATTTCAGCGTCGGTTGCCCCGTCACGAGTCCAAGCCTGTAACCGCAAAAGATTATCAGGCTGAAGCCACTGTACATATTTACCTTTTGCCATTACAGACTCACCTCCTTTGCGTGCCGTATTTGGAGCGATTCATAACGTGCTTGGCTGCAACGAAACATTTACACGTGCCGGTCCCGCCGATATGTATTTTGTTAGCAGAGCAAAATCCTTTAGAGTTGTTCAGGCAGGAACGACGGCAGCACTGAATTTCCGTTTTACACGTCATAAAGCCTCCAAACACAGGCACACGGCAAAGGCGACGCCCTTAATGGACGCCGCCTCGGCTGTAAATAAAACTACTTAGAATGATTGTGTGTACGGTATTTTCCGTACTTTTTACTTCTACATCATATCATGTCAAGATACTGACATTTAATGCCATCTTCTGAGAAAACTCCTTTAGTGCCGCACGATGAATCCGAAAGGTATGTCGCCAAGTGATATTCAGTTCAACAGCAATTTGTTCCCACCGTTTATTCTGAATGTACCGCTTAGTTAACACTTCTTGCTGAGTGGCACTTTCAAGCTTTGCTATAAGGGCCTTCGCTTGTTCACGCATTTCTATCAGCTCATCCCACTCACGATTAGTATCCCGAATAAGTTCGTCCAGGCGGGCAATCTTGTCGGACACATCTATGGGACTACCGCCGGTGATTTTATCTTTAGCGTAATCCAAGGCTTGAAGGCTGCATATGTCATGCTGAAGCTGGGCGATCCGTTCTTCTTTCATTCGTAGCCTAACCTCTAGACTGCGAACGTATTCAAGATATTCCTTTGCCGTCATGCTGTACCTCCTAATATCGTAACCGCTTTCGTATTTCGTACAATACTTTATTCACTCCATTTCTTTATGTTTTTCATAACGAAATCTGCACACGGTTGAGCCATACCGTTACCTATTGCTTTATATCTAGCGGAATCACTACAGGACTTATCATCAATAAGTGTCCAATCATCGGGTAGACCTTGTAACCGCTCACACTCAAGCGGTGTCAGCTTTCGGACAAAACCATGAGCATTTATAATCGGTATTTGATTACCACCTGTACCCATCCTTGCTTGTAGTGTTCCGATGATGTTATTTTTATACGGACGGATAACATCGGAAGCATGGGTCATATCGTATGCTGTGACTGTCTTATAAGTGCTTGCCTTAGCTCCTTCGGTAACAGCTTCCCCTTTTTTCTCGCTCGGCGTAATATCCCCTTGCAAGCCTTTTGACTCAAATAATATTTTGTCGGCACGTCTCCCGATGGCTGTAAAATCTGCGATAAGGAAGATTCTCTTACGGCGTTGGGCGACTCCCCAATATTGAGCGTCAAGAATTCTCCATGCAACATTACATTTTCCGCTTCGTACCATTCCCACGGTAGCCCATCTGCCACTTCTAGGCATTGAAATTTCGGCCTCCGTGATTTTTTCAAGCACGGTTTTAAAATCCAACCCTTTATTTGAATTGAACGCTCCCGGGACGTTTTCCCAGACGACAAATCTCGGGTATCGTCCTTTTGTTGCTTTTTGCATTTCTCTGATAATTCTGATTCCGTGTATAAATAAGTTTGATTGTTCACCTTCTAACCCCTTTCTATTGCCCGCGACACTTAGATTCTGGCACGGGCTGCCCATCGTAATAATATCAACGGGCGTAATTGTACTGCCGTCTATCTTCGTAATATCACCTAATTGTTCCGTGTCAGGAAACCTCTTTGCCGTTACTGCTAACGGAAACTTCTCTATCTCGCTTGACCATATAGGCTTTATATCGGCTCGTGTGGCGGCAATTTGCCACCCACCCAACCCATCGAATAAACTACCTAGTGTTAACATTTATCCATCACTCCACTAATTTTTAGGCTCCTACTCTTCGAGATAACTATACGCTCTATCGAGGTCTCGGAAGGCCGCATCAATGGCACTAAGCGCTCTGTCTTTGCAGTCCATATCCATTTCGTTATCTCTATAAACGGCCTCACGAACCCGTGCTAAATCCGCAGATATATTAGCCAGTAACACGGCAGCATCTTCGGGGTCAACTTGTCCGTTAATGGGGTTTCTTGCGATATTAGTCATTATGATTCTCCTTTCAGTGTCGTTTGTTGTAATTCTTTTTGCGGTAAGATATTGCCGCAATCAACTAAGGCTTTCATTTTCTTTAACAATTTAACCAGGGATTCTCCGTAATCAGCCAGCGGCTCCTTGATTTTGTTATATTCTTCCTGACATTTAAATCCGTCCTTACCAATAACAGGTCGAATAACATACCCGAAACGGTCATCGGGGATAAGCACACAGCCACGCCCTCGAAGAAAGCAAAGGACATCGGCAAGTTCAGAGTTAATGAAGGCGGCATGTAGGAATAGCCATACCCATAGATTGCTGTCTTCGGGGTGCTTCTTTTCGTAATCGTCATGGTATTCTTCAATCGGCCAGTTTTTCGGATTACGAGCGTCCTCTACTTTGCGGACAAGGCGTTCGACGAGGTTTTTAATTTCAGGATCCCGCCGAAGTAAATCAAATTGGGGGTGTTCCATTTCATTTAGAATCTCTTTAAAGGCACTTCTGGCTCGTTTTACGACTTCTTGATTAGCCATTGGTAAGTTCCTCTATCTCGATATAAAGTCCGGGCTTATCGAGGTAAAATTTTTGAATTTCTTCACAAGCGACGAGGGCATCGTCTGTCCAAAAGTCCAAATCCGTCATCACGTCTTTTAAGAGCTTCACCAAATTGTCCGTATCAGGCTTCGTTGTTTTCCAACTCTTTACAGGGTGAGCGGTAGTCGCTAAATATATCCACGTCGTCGAAAGCCTTACAGGACCCGTAAGCGGAGCTTTAGGAGCGTAAGGGGCAAGGGCTGCTATAAACTTCTGGCGGGCGTCTTTTACGTTCTGAGGCTCATACACGACAGGCTTACCGTTTACTACCATAATTTTCTTTTCCTGGTGAGTCGCCGAAGGGATTACCATCGGCAAGAAAAACTTCAATTTCATTGCATACTCCTTTCTTACTTCAACACCGAGGGCGCTTATTGTCCTGTCAGACGGACAAAGGGTGTTAAGGGAAACGGCAACGTCAAAGCCGTTTTCCAACCCTTTGTTCGTCCCATGACAATTGCGGACTTTTATACATCGGGACATTTCTATATATATAGTTGAAATGTCCCGATTTTTGTCCCGATATTTATGCATATACGGTGTTTTCGGCGAATAATTATTCATCGATATTTCTTTCTACTTTACCGTTTTTTACGGTGAATTCTTCCGAGCTGTTGATATCTCTTCGAAGGGTTTTAGGACTGATATCAAGATACTCTGCCATATCGTCAATAGTGACCTCACCCGAGATGAGGCACGCATTATATGCCGCCTCAAGATTCTGAATTCGAGACTGCCGTTGCTTTTGACGAGTCCGTTGTCCTTTCTCGCTGAGCGTCATCTCGACATCAAGCTTAATCGTCTCAAGCGTTCCCGTGTCATCGATACGGTGCACAGGATAATCGAACCACACGTTGACGGGTCTGAATGCCGGGAACTCTCGCAGCGTTCCTTCGATGCGCCAAGCCGAACGAGAGGACCCGACTTGTTCAGCGTCAAGCTCAATCATGTCAAGCAGTGCGTCAGCGTCACGACCGAATACGCCTGACCCTGAGGCTCTGTCGATAGCTCGCTTACCGCCCTGAGCGCCTTTGCTGTGATGATGGCAGTATATTACCGAGCAATTAAGCTCCGTTGCGATACGGTCAAATTGATTGCAAAAATGAGCCATTTGTTCAGCGCTGTTCTCATCCCCTGTAATGACTTTATAAATCGGGTCGATGATAATCGCCGTGTACTCTTGCTTCACAGCTCTCCTCACGAGTTTCGGCACCAGCTTATCCATAGGCTGAGACTTTCCCCGTAAATTCCATATGTCGATATTGGAAAGGCTGCGGGCTTCCCAACCAAGCTCCGTATATACGTCTTTAAATCGATGTAGGCAAGAGGCTGCGTCAAGCTCTAAGTTCACATAGAGGACCCGTCCCTGGGAGCATTCCCAATTCAGCCATTTACGGCCTTCGGCGATTGCGATAACAAGCTCTATAAGAGCAAAGGACTTACCCGCCTTAGACGGTCCTGCCAATAGCATTTTGTGACCCTTACGAAGTACGTTTTCGATAAGCGGCGGTGCTAACGGCGGCAGGTTGTTCCAAAAGTCCCGAAGGCTTTCAGGCTCCGGTAGATTATCGTTAATCGATTCGATCCACGTCTGCCACTCGGCAAAACTACTCTTACCGATATTCGTATCAACCAGGAACTGCTTTTTATCTTTACGGGTAACGCCGGGCATACGGCTGAGGCGGCTCGGATTTCGATTCTGAACGTCGATTTCAAGGCCGTTTTTACGGCAGATATTATAAAGATAATCGACCCGTTTACGATATTCGTCGTAATTGGCAGCGTCTACTTTAACGATGGCGTGAACGGATTTACCACCGCTATAGACCATGCACGTAACAGGAAGCTCCAGTTTGCGGATGATTTCGTTTTGCTTGTCGATGGGCATACAATCAGATTCAACTAAGGCGTATTTAAACTCCGTTACGTTCTCATTGCGAACGCCCCGACCGTCTAAGGGGTTAAAGCGAATCCAAGCGCCTACATCGGGATTATAATCACCCAGGACGGCCCCAATATCGCCGTCACACGCTGATAAGGCGTGAATAAGCTCTCCTGCCGTACGCTTGAATTTCCCTTTAGACGGCAAGAATTTACCGACCTGTTCCCAGGACTCCGTAACATAGCCGACATAATCAGAGCTATCGTAAAGAAGCTCCAGGTACGTAATTAAATCCTTAGCCGGATTCCAATTATCGCCGGGGTCTTCAATTTCTCGGCCTTCTACCCAGTTCTTATCGATAATGACTTCTTCGTTGGCAATGATTTCATCATCCCAGCCATACGCCCGATCGGGTAAATGAGGTGTGGCAGTCCAGCCGTTTTCTTTGGCCATGTTTACGATAGTGGCTCCCGTAACGGGACTGCCGTTATAGTGGCCTGTGAATGTCGCCCATTTTTTAGCACATTCGCCGGCGTGATAACGAGTGATGTCTTTGGCACTCCAGGATTCCCAGTCGCTAATGTCGTAGCCTTCTTCTTTAAGCCCCATTCCGACCTGCAGCCATTCCTGATAATCGCAAAAGGCGGGGTCGATGTAGTCCAATAAAGGTATTAGGTTGATTTTACGCATTGCTTTTTCATCTCCTTTATGGACTACGCCGGGATATAAGTTTCAGGGGTAACGCCATTCGGAATTCTCCAATTATTCATGGAAATTCGAGCAATCATAGAAGAAGCCTGGTCAAATGTCCAGGTGCCGACGTGCTGGAAACCACGAGACTCCAAGAAGCGTATTTGCTTTGGTCTTGAGAGGCTCATATCCTGACGTTTCTTTAATCTATCTAGGAGAAGTGAAGCCTTACCGGCATTTTCGATTTCATCGGCAAAGATACCAAATTTCTCTAAAGCCTGGATTTGCTTAACAGACGGCGGTGCCATTTCATAACCAAACGACGGTACATACCCCGATAAGTCTTCAGACTGAATGGACATCTCGAACTGTAACGGATCCACAAGCTTTCGTTTGCGTTTCTTCATTTCCTTAAGCTTTTCAGCTAAGGCTTGTTCACGTTCAGCTATGACATCCGATTCAGATTCTTTTTCAAGCTCTTCGATATCGATAGGCCCTGTCGCCTCTTCAAGTTTTTCCGTCATTTTCTTTGCGATGTCTTCATCTTTACTGATGAGATGTGCCGGTCGACATAACTCGTGCCGTTCCGTGTTCCACAAAAAATCAAGCAGCAGCACGTTCTCTTTTCCTTCGTGTAATCGAGTGCCACGACCTACCATTTGACTGTATAAGGCCCGTGATTTGGTCGCTCTTAGAACAATAATGCAATCCACCGACGGACAATCCCATCCTTCAGTAAGAAGCATACTGTTACACAGAACGTCGTATTTTCCGTCCTCAAAGTCTTTAAGGACTTCTGCCCTATCTTGGCTATTGCCGTTTACTTCGGCGGCTTTAAAGCCGTATTTACGAAGATATCGACAAAACTTCTTACTCGTTTCCACCAGCGGTAAGAATACGACGGTCTTTCGATCCTTAGCGTATGTGACCATTTCTTCAGCAATCTTATCAAGATACGGCTCAAGAGCCGTTCCGAGTTCACTTACTTTGTAATCGCCCGCCGCCATGCCGACATGTGCAATGTCCAATTGCAGAGGGATGGTCTGTGCGACGATTTGAGCGAGGTATCCGGCTTTAATAGCTTGCGGAAGTTTGTATTCATACGCCAGGCTGTCGTATATCTGTCCGAGGTTTCGCATATCGCTTCTGTCAGGCGTTGCCGTAACGCCCAGGACTCTAGCGTTAAAAAAGTAGTTTAAAACGTTCTGGTAGCTGTCTGAGATAGAATGATGAGCTTCATCGATGATGATCGTGTCGTAGTAATCGGGGGAAAACTGAGACAGTCGTTTCTCACGCATTAGTGTTTGAACACTGCCGACGGTAATTCGATACCAGGATTGAAGAGCCGTCTGTTCGGCTTTTTCCACGGCGCATTTAAGACCTGTGGCTTTCGCTATCTTATCGGCTGCTTGTTCTAAGAGTTCTCCACGATGTGCCAGGATTAAAACTCTGTTACCGACTCGTACTTGAGATTCGGCAATCTTAGCGAAGCAAATAGTCTTGCCGCATCCTGTGGGCAAGACCAGTAATGTTTTGTTGTGGCCTATGTCCCACTCATGCAGGACGGCGTCGACCGCCGCCTGCTGATAGGGACGAAGCTCAATGCTCACGATTAAAAGGCTCCTTGAGTCCACTCTTTACCCGATTCTTCCTTATCGTAGAACCGGTCGACGTTCGGGTAAGTCTTTCCGTTATATTCCCGAAGCTTAATCTTAAAGCGACCGGTAGCTCCGAGAACTTCGTTCCAGCGGATCGTGAACTTATCATCACCCTTTTTCATTTGTCCGATAGCACGGACAAATCCGGTGAGCTGCCATTGTGACTTACTGTGTAAGAAGAGGTTCTGCTTAATGCGACCTTTCTGGCCGTTTACGTTTACTTCGTAGGTAATTTTAGCTTCATTGCAAGCGGGCATTTTCTCGCTTCCTTCGAAATAGCCTCGTTCGAAGTTTGTAATCTTAAAGTCATAATCTCCTGCAGGTATGTCGACAAACTCGTTTTCCACTGCTTCAATTTCTTCATCCCAACTAAATGCTCTTTCTTCTGCCATGTTTGTTATCCTCCTTATTATTAAAACGGTACATTTTCGTCTCGGTTTGCCTCTACTGCCTGAGCTACATTGTCGAATGCGGCAATTAAGCAACCGTCTATAAATTCTTTCGGGTAGTCCTTAATTCTCATATCAGCCGGGAAGTACCCTTTACTTCCTACAACGGCTTGTATTTCAGCTTCTGTGATATTCCGTGCTTCCATAAGCTTCTTTAAGTCCTTCGGGATCCCGTCATCTTCCTTAGCCTTCTTTTTAGGCTCGGTTTTTACAACAGGTTCTTCTTTGGAAGGTTCCTCTTTCGGAGTGGTTTCCATTTCCTCTACAGGCTTTTCTTCAACTTGCGATTTTTGAATATTTTTGGGTATACAATTTTCGATTTGAGCAAATTCGAAGGGCAAGCACTCCTTTAAGCCGTGTCGGTTTTTTGCGTCCCAATTCGGATGATGACTCGTGTACATCACACGCTGGCCGCCTGATACTCGAACCTTTTTACTGTTACTGTCCTTGCTATCGACCTTTAAGACCTCTTCTTTATAGTTGGCAAAGAGGAGCATATCTGCCCACTCCTTGACCATATCGGAGATTTTCTGACTGGCTGCCTTATTAAGCTTTAACTCGTATCGATCGTACGGAGGTTGATCAGGCCGTTCAAACTTACGAACCATAGCATGAGCTGTAAGAACCACGTTCATCCCGCTTTCAATTAAATCCTGGAGCTTATTAAGCAGCCGTCCGAATTCTTCCTTCTCATATACATACCCTTTGCCATATCCGATATCTTCAATACCGCTCACCTGGTATTTCGAGCAAATGTGCTGTACGCAGAGCTGTTCTGCCCAGTCGATTGTGTCGATGACTAAGGTTGTAAATCCCTGGTGGTCTTTCGTAAGCTCTTGAACGTATTCCATAAGTACCGCCCAAGACGTCGGACGTTCCAGTCTTGCCACGTCCATATGAGCTGTACTTGCCTCCGTATCGATAAATAGGGGCTTCGGGAAGTGAGCGGCAAATGTACTCTTGCCGATCCCTTCAGGACCATATACAACAATCTTTTGATAACGCTCTTGCTTTCCTGTGATTATCTTCATGATTTCCTCCTAAAATGTTCCGGGCGTCCACGCCTTCGGTTCTGCCAGCTGCGCGGCTGACTCCTTAACATAACCGTCTTCGATAATGATGCTGCAGCTGTCATCCATTCCGACTCTCGTAGCAATGACCTGGAGTCCTTCATTGGTGAGCCATTCGGCGAACTCTTTAAGTGTTTCCTGATCCATTTGTTCAAGCTTATCCATAAGGACGAAGCCGCATTCAGGGTTAAGCTTACGAATAATCGCCGTAGCTACCATAAGCTGTTCAGCTCCCGACATGCCGTCCCATTGCTGACCTTTATAGATGAGTTCACCGTCTTTAACACCAAGTTCCGGAAGCGGCAAGTCAGCTTTATTAAGAAGCTCGTTCTTTGCTTCCTTGACGGCTTCAATTTCTGCCGTCAGCCCGTTATATTCAGCCGATAACTCTTCGGCTTCGGCCTGGGCTTTTTCCTTTTCCTGGTTAGCACGGACCTTGCGATTGATATCATCGACCTGGGCGATATTAGTTTCCAATTCTTCAGTGCTTTCATCGACAAGCTCAGCGACTGTCTTTTGAGCTGTTTCCATATCGGCTAACAGCGACTCTTGTTTAGCCTGGGTTTCTTCTAAAGAGGCTTTAAGTTGAGCAATCCGTGCGATAAGCATTTTGTGTTCTTCCGTCATCTTGGACAGCTGTTCACGCTTGCGTTGGTTCTCGCCGTTCTGAGTTAAGATTTCCTGTTGTTGCTTAATTAAATCCGAGGCACTGACAGGCTGAGTCGGAGCGTCGGGATAATACTCAAGCTCATCGGCGTATGACTTCTTTTGCTTTGCAATACGGCCGATTTCAAGGCGGCGATTATATCGCTGTGCTTCTTTGGCGTCTAATTCTGCCAATTCGTCACCAATCCCGATAATCTGCAGCAACGTATTGGCCTTGTCTTTTGAGTTCATACCCATAAACTTCGGTAAATCTAGTGCCAGCTTCTCGATGAAGCTGTCCAAGAGTTTCTGTCCGGCTTTCTCACCGGTCGGGTCAATGACCTTAAGGGAGCTTTTCGCTCCCTTTCGTTCGACGACAAGCCCGTTAGACAGTTCGATATGAATCTCAGGCGGGATCGTGCTGCTGTCCCTTGTCGCATTGGACGGCTTGAATTTGTCTCCACCTAAGGCCCAGGCTATGGCATCCAAGACGGACGTTTTACCTTGACCGTTACGACCACCGATGACGGTAAGACCGTTTTGGGCTAATTCCATTTGTACTGCTTTTACTCTCTTTACGTTCTCAATGGCTAAGCTGTTAATTTTTACTGTCATGTGATATACTCCTTTTGATTAAAAATTTAATTTTTAGTTGTTTTGGCCGTCTTCTGTTGCCGCAGAGGGCGGCCATTTCCTATGCACTCATCGGGAATACAGTAATCCCGATGAGTGCAACTCTCACAATTCATGAAAACCTCCTTTAAAGAAGTGCTAAAAGTACAATTAAGAAGTAAATAGCTGTTAACGTAAGTGCTGCTTTCAACCCTTCCTTAATGTAATAGCCGATACTATGACTTCGAACTATACGGACCGGAGTGTTTTGGATTTCGTAGTATCTTCGATTGATCCACTCAGGCGGACTCTGTAATGTGGCAGCCTTCATCATTACATCCCTCTCTTTCTAATGATTAACTCGAAGTGAAACGATATAAG